TGGCTTCTGGTGAGTATGTACGGGTAATAAGGTGTAAAGACTGTAGATGCTTTATACCTTTGGAAGATATGAAAAAATGCCCAGAATACAAGGATTACCCGTTTGAGGCGGCAGAAAAGGTACATGCAGATGGCATATGTACAAATACTGATAAATGGGTTTACACAAGTGATTTCTGTAGTGATGCTAGAAACTCGCATTAAAAACATGTTCCTTAATGAATAAATTATAATCTAAGGAGGATTTATATTATGACATCAGAAGAAAGAATTGATGAACTTGAAAAGAGAGTTCGTATTATGGAAATGAAAAATGATAATCTGGGAAAGCGTTTAGACATCATGTCTGAGCAATTACAGATTGTTAATAATTCGTTAGTTTCAATATACGGCATTCTTGACCTTCAGGATAAAATCAATCGTATTAACATGATATCTAAACAGTAATAATTTATTAAAGCAAAGGGCTTGAGTCTTAGGACTTAGGCTCTTATTTTTTTATATTTAGGAGGTGATATTCAATGATGGCACAGGAACAGATGGAAGTTGAAATCTTAAAGTTAGAAACAGAAAACGACGAGATTAAGAGGACTATATCAGAAATGCAGCAGGAAATAAAAAAGACATGCAGTTTACTTGAGCAGTTAGCTGACTTAATGACTTCGGGAAAGTAGGCAATAACTATGGCAAAGATATTATTAAGTGAGAGTGATATGAAAGCACTGGAAAATGGTGAGATTGTAAGTGCTATGATTTATGGATATTTAATTGGTATTCAGAAAGATAATAGAAAACCAGAGAAGGCTAAAGAAGAGGAGTAATGTTATGGCATATATTATGAATATTAATATACAGGCTGATGAGGACATACAATATATTCTTAGAAATATAAAAAAATCAGATACAGGAGCTTATGTTTTTATGTCTGATAATAGAGAATCACTCATAAATATTTTCTGTGAGATGATACGTGATATTAATGAGACAATATATACAAGCAATAAATCATTAGATTTAATAAAAATAAAAGGGTTCATATCAGAGGCGTATATAGATATATTGTCAGATTGTAACACCGACAATTATTCATATGAGTTAAATTATGATGATTTTTCAATAAGTTTTAAATTAACTAGCATAAATGTATTTACTGTTCATAGTGATATTATTCAAATTAAGGAGGAATAATGTTATGGCAGATGCAAAAAAGTGTGATAGATGCGGAAATTTTTATACATCTTCAGAGAAAAGACTAGACAGTCAGGGACGCTATTTAAAAGGAATTACTATGGATGGACTCAAGTATACTAATGGATATATTAATCAATCATGTACAAAATATCAGAAGCAAATTGATTTGTGTCCTGATTGTGGTGAGAAATTAATATCATGGCTTAACACTTATAATAGTGCGGAGGATTCTAATGAAACACATGCTTAATCTATATTTTGCTAGTAAGGCTCTGAAATACAGGTTTGAGCCGGCTAGTGTTAGATACCGTTTATATTCTTGGTTAGTTCGTAAGACTGACTAACATACGCGACATATACTTATTATATTATGAGAAAATAATAAGGAGGATTTATATTATGCTTACATTTATGTTTGATAATATTGAAGAATTGGTTAAATTCAGGGAGGAATGTATTGAAAAATACAATGAGGTCCCTAGAATTTCAGCAGTTTTTCATGGCAATGAACATACATATTTTGCAAGGGTTAATATGTAGTAATTATTAAAAGAAATGTTCTTGGCATTTGCTGAGGCTTTTCTTTTTGCTCTGTCTGGTATGGTCGTGTGAGATACATAGTATGTTATGGAAAGGATGGTGATATTTATGACGGATATTGAAAAGCAAATAGAGGCTATGGGATACGAAGTTCGTGTTAGTGACATGTCTAATAAGTATATTGTTTATGAGAATAAAAAAAGTGATCAAGAAGTAACCTTAGAATGGGATTACGAAGATCAGTATTGTATGATACATTCGCAAACAATATCAAGAGAAAAAGATTGGATAGGACAGACACATCAAATGCCTATGGCATTAACTATTTGTGAAGCTGAAATATTTATGGCTAGACTTAAAGAATTACGAGAGTCCTAACAAGGGCTCTTTCTTTTTTATATTTAGGAGGGTTTATGAATATAGTTAGTGGATATTGGAAGAATATTGATGGCTCCGTTACGTACGGATATTGCACTTGTGGTAGAGAGGTAAAATCTACTAAAGAGGGAAGAGATGAAAAATGTCCTATGTGTGGAGCAAAAATTGTGTGGGATTTGGGTAATCCTGAGTTATGGATAGGACATAAAAAACAGTGATTTTATGGGTAACCAATTGGTTATTGGTATGTTTTTTTGAAGAATTTTTATATGATTTTATATTTTTGAAAAATCGCATTTTTGACTGGTGTAACCGTTTGGTTACTCGATGGTATTTATTATGATACAAAAAGGCTAAAAAACGGCTATTTTTGGTCATTTTTGGCTATATTTTGCCTATTTTTGGCTAACATCGCATAATTAATACCAAAGTGTTAACCGACTGGTTACACCCCCTTATTACATAATAAAAAAATTAAATATATTAAAGGACTTTTTGCAGGTGTAACCAATTGGTTAATACCCTTCATTTTTAGCACAAAGAAAGGAGCGGAATATGCACAACAACGAATATATAAGCGAAGTCGAGTTTATAGATATCTTTGCAGATAACTTAAGAGATATCATGTATGAAATGGATATAAGCGAAGGAGAGTTAGCAAGAAGGACTGGGTTATCCAAAATGGCAATCAGCAGGTATCTTAATAAAAAAAGAATGCCAACATTAAAAGCACTGGTAAATCTATCATATGTACTCTGTGTACCGATAACTGATTTAATACCGACATATGCAATGATTGATTAAAATATATAATGGAGGATTTATATTTATGAAAAATAATGTAAGGGTGGGAATAATAGAAACTGGTGAAGTATTTGATTCTATAACGGCGTGTGCCAATTATATTGGAGGAAATGCAAGACATGCCAGTATTGTGAGTCGGAATCCGAGAATGACTTGCAAAGGCTATCATATAGTTCGAATAGATGAACCGATTCCTGAAATCGACTTATCGAGAAGTTTTGTCGGACGACCTGGAATTCGTGTAAGGATTATTGAGACAGGCGATGAATTCGATTCAATCAAAGAGTGCGCAGAATTTATGAATTGTAGTAGTGGGAGAATACATGATGCTCTTACAGGTTACAATAATATTCATACATATAACGGTTATCATTTTACATATGTGTGATTTATATTTACGGGCTTTAGTGTGACAAACTAAGGCTCTTATTTTTTGCTTATGGTATTAATTATGCGAGCGTAAAAAACATGCCCTTTTATAGGAGAGATAACTAAAAACGCGCTATTTATATTTTTTGGAACGTACTCAGGCGACCTTCGGGCCCTGGGTCTTTTTATTTTTGTGACTAATTAATTGAGAGGAGAATAGTTATGAAAAAAGAAAGTGAATTCCAGGCAAGTCTTAAGAAAGAATTAAAAAAGATGTTTCCTGGATGTATTGTAACCAAATTAGATGCTGGTTGTATTCAAGGAATACCAGACCTACTTATTCTGTATGGAAAGCATTGGGCTACACTTGAAAATAAGAGGAGTGCTAATGCTAAGAAAAGACCTAATCAGGATTTTTATGTCAATAAGATGAATGATATGTCGTTTTCCAGATTTATATATCCAGAGAATAAGGAGGAAGTATTAAATGAACTTCGTAAAGCATTTGAATCTTGAAGGATTACATGCACCATTTAGTGCAAGTCAATCAGCATGGCTACGATATTCTGATGATAAGGCAATTGCTGTTTATAGAAAAAAGAAAGCAGCAGAGATGGGAACCAGACTTCATGCATGGGCTAAAGACACAATTGATCTAGGTATTAAACAGGCAAGGAGTAATAAAACACTATGTGCATATGTCAATGATGCAATTGGTTTTCGGATGAACACTGAAGTAGTTTTATATTATTCAGATTATTTCTTTGGAACAGCAGATGCTATATCTTTTAATAAAAATATATTGAGAATACATGATTTAAAGACTGGTGATTCAGGACACATGGAACAGCTTATGGTCTATGCTGCGTTGTTCTGTTTGGAATACAGAGTGAAGCCTGGCGATATTAAGATAGAGCTTCGTCTTTATAAAAATGATGAGGTCGAAGTATTTAATCCTACAGCAGAAGACATTTTACCAATCATGGATAAAATTGTTAGTCTTAATAAAATTATGGAAGAAATTGACGAGGGGGTACATGAATTCAGTAGCAGAAGAGATTCTTTCCTATATGGGAAGTCAAGCATTCAGTGAAGAAGAATTTCTTGCTCATTATGGAATGCCTCGTCGAAGTGGAAGATATCCATGGGGCTCGGGAGAGGAGCCATTTCAGCATAGCGGAGATTTCTTATCAAGAGTAGAAGAGATGAGAAAATCTAAGTTTACTTATACTGATGAAGATGGCGTAAAATGGACTGGCGACAATGCAATAGCTAAATCTCTCGGGTACACTTCAAGTGATTTTAGAACTGTATGTGCCATCGCTAATAATGAGCGTAGGGCTGTAAAAGTTGCCGCCGCTAAAGCATTAAAAGAAAAAGGATTTAATGCAACTGAAATTGGTAGGCAGATGGGAATTAATGAATCGTCTGTCAGGTCTTTACTCGATGAAAAAGCAGAAGAGAGAATGAACCAGGCTAGAGCAACTGCTGATTTTTTAAAGGAACAAGTTGATAAAAAGAAAATGATAGATGTTGGTTCAAAAGCCAACCTTGAATTAAATGTTTCTAAAGAGAAAATGGATCAGGCTCTTTATATGTTGCAGGCAGAAGGTGGTTATGAAATCTGGGGAAATAGATTTCCACAGGCAACTAATAAAGGACAGTTGACAACTCAGAAGGTTCTGTGTGTTCCTGGAACACCACACAGTGCCATATACGATTTTGGTAAGGTTCAGACTATTGGTGATTATATTACTAGAGATGATGGAAAAACATTTGAAAAGAAGTTTCATTATCCTGAGAGTTTGAACTCTAAGCGTCTTGAAATCTGTTATGCAGAAGATGGTGGTATAAAGAAAGATGGTCTTATTGAACTTAGAAGAAATGTCCCAGACCTTTCATTAGGAGAGTCTCGATATTCTCAGGTTCGTATTATGGTGGATGGTAAGAAATACATAAAAGGGATGGCAGTATATGCTGATGATTTACCAGAAGGCATAGACGTTAGATTTAACACCAATAAATCAAACAAGTTATCTAAGCTGGAATGTCTCAAGGATGTTAAGAGCGACCCAGACAATCCTTTTGGAGCCCTCATCAAAGAAGAAGGCGGACAGTATTGGTATACAGATTCAAAGGGTAAAAAGAAGCTTGGGTTAATTAATAAAACAAGAGAAGAAGGAGAATGGGAAGAATGGAAAGATTCTTTGCCATCTCAGTTCTTGTCAAAACAGAATAAGGTATTAGCTGAGAAACAGCTAGGAATTGCCAAGGCAGATAAGCAGTCTGAGTTTGATGACATAATGGCATTGAACAATCCTACTATTAAAAAATATTATCTTGATAAATTTGCATCATCATGCGACTCAGCAGCAGTGCATTTACAGGCAGCTGCATTGCCAGGTCAGAAGTATCATGTAATATTACCATTAACTACAATGAGTGATAGAGAAGCTTATGCTCCTGATTATGCTGATGGAACTAAACTTGCATTGGTAAGATACCCGCATGGTGGAACATTTGAAATACCGATAGTTACTGTTAATAATAGAAATAAAGAAGCTATTAAGATGATTGGTAAGTCTTCAACAGATGCTATAGGCATTAGCGCTAATGTCGCAGGAAGATTATCGGGTGCAGATTTTGATGGTGATACTGTTATGTGTATTCCAACCCATGACAGGGGCGGAAAAGTAAAAATTACATCTACTCCAGAATTAAAAGACTTAGAGGGATTTGACCCTAAGCTTAATTACGGTGGAGAATGTAGAAAAGATAGTGATGGTAAAGAGCATTATTATCGTAATGGTAGAGAGTATCGTCTAATGACAAAGACTGATACTGAGATGGGAAAGATTTCCAATCTTATTACTGATATGACCCTGATTGGCGCAACTGAAGACGAGCTTGCGAGGGCAGTAAAGCATTCGATGGTCGTTATTGATGCAGAGAAACATCATCTGGATTACAAGCAGAGTGAGCTTGATAATAATATCGTTGCACTTAAGAAGAAGTATCAGGGTAAAGCTCAAGGTGGTGCTGCTACAATTATCTCACAATCAAAAGGTGAGTATGATGTAGATAAAAGACAGGGCACTCCTCGTACTAATCTTAAGCGTAACGAGTATAAGAACAATCCAGAAAAGGGAGACATTTGGTATGACCCAAGTCGACCTGAAGGTGCTCTTCTCTACAAGAAAGCTGATGATGCTGATTATCAGATAACCAAGGTTAATAAGAGAACTGGCGAGGTAACCACTATTACTAAAACCCGCCAACAGAAGAGTACTAAGATGGCCGAGACAGATGACGCCAATACACTAGTATCTACTCATCGTCATCCTATGGAATTAGTGTATGCTGATTATGCTAATGCAATGAAAGATATGGCTAACAAGGCTAGAATTGCTATAGCAGATACAGGTAAGGTTGCATACAGTAGGGAGGCTAAGAGTAAGTATGAGGGGGAGGTAAAATCTCTTTTAGAAAAACTTAATAATGCTGAAAAGAATGCCGTTAGAGAGAGAGCTGCACAGAGAATTGCTAATGCCAACATAAATGAGAAATTAGAAGCTAATCCTGACATGAAAGCTAAAGATAAAAAGAAAGTTTCTCAGCAGGCTTTAAGTAAGGCAAGACTTGAAGTTGGTTCTGTTAAGAGACGAGACAGAAACATAGTAATCACTGATAATGAATGGGAAGCTATTCAGGCAGGTGCTGTGAGTGAAACAATTCTTAAACGAATACTGAAT